TTTAATGGTGGTATGGTTAGAAATTCTGTAAAAGCCAACATCTTCTCTGATGGTACTGGTTCTACTGTTAACTTTATTCAAATTCAAGCAGCCGGAGGCGGATCCTAATGAAACTCATCACAGAAGAAATTGAATCAGTTGAGTTTCTTGTTGAATCGAGAGGTGGCAAGAAATCCATGTATATTGAAGGTGTATTCCTCCAAGGAAACATCAAAAACCGTAATGGCAGAATGTATCCTATGGAGACACTCCGTCGTGAAGTTGGTAGATATAATGAGAATCATGTTGCCAAAGGTAGAGCCCTTGGTGAACTAGGTCATCCCGAAGGTCCTACTGTAAACCTTGATAGAGTATCTCATAAGATTATTTCTCTTAGAGAAAATGGATCTAACTTTATCGGTAAGGCAAAAATCCTCAATACCCCAATGGGTAAGATTGCTGCATCGCTGGTAGAAGAAGGTGTCAAACTCGGTGTTTCTTCTCGGGGAATTGGGTCTCTAAAAATGACACGTGAAGGCATCAATATTGTTGGCGATGATTTTATGTTAGCAACTGCTGCTGACATTGTTGCCGATCCTTCTGCACCCGATGCTTTTGTTGAGGGTATTATGGAAGGAAAGGATTGGGTATGGGATGGTAGCATTCTTCGTGAGAAGTATGCTCAAAAAACGTATGCAACGATTAACACCTTAGTTGATCAGAAAAAACTCGATGAGAATAAATTAAATTTATTCAACGAGTTCTTGCAAAACATTTAAATATAAATAAATAAAGATAATACCAATACAGGTTTATTACGGAGTAGCTACAAATGTCACGTGGAAAATCACTACAAGAAATGGAAGTAAAGACACAGCAATCCCGCACCGCTGTTAATTCAGGCGCAAAAGCGGGTGATTCTATGCCAAAAATGGCAGATCCCGGCACCGCATTAGCAGGTGTGGAAGATCTTGGAGGTCCTACTCCGGATAATTACAGACCAGATGATGATTCAGCAAAGCTGAAAACTCCCGGTGGCAGCTTAAAACAAGTAACCGATGTTGTAAACAAAGGTGCTGGTAAAGCAGACTCTACTCCCGCAATGAAAAAAGAAGAAGAAGAACTCGACACCGAAGCAACTATTGAAGAGAACCAAGAAGTCTCTGATGAAGTTGTTGTTGAGGAAGATACCATTGACGTTGAAGAAGACGTTAATGCTCTCCTTGGTGGTGAAGAACTTTCCGAGGAATTCAGAGAAAAGGCAAAGACCATCTTTGAAGCCGCACTTAAATCAAAAATTTCTGACGTTAAAGAGCAACTAGAAGCACAGTATTCTGTTGCACTTGAAGAAGAAGTCGAAGAAATGAAGGTTGAACTTCAAGAGCGTGTTGATTCATACTTGGAATATGTCGCTGATGAGTGGCTCCAAGAAAATGAACTGGCTGTTGAACGTGGCCTTAAAACTGAAATGACTGAATCCTTCATGGAAGGTATGAAGTCACTATTTGAAGAACATTATGTATCAATCCCTGAAGAAAAATATGATGTCTTGTCTGCAATGACAGACAAGTTAGATGACATGGAGACTAAACTCAACGAGCAAATCGAAAAGAACATTGGTTTAAACAAGAGACTCGGTGAGTCTGTTGCAACCAGTATCCTTGGCGATGTATCCGAAGGTCTTGCACAGACCCAGAAAGAAAAGCTTGCCTCACTTGCCGAAGGTGTAGAGTTTGAAAGTGAAGAATCGTTCAAAGAGAAACTGACCACCCTGAGAGAATCGTATTTCTCTGAAACTAAGTCAGTACCTCAATCATCCGCTGATACAATTTCTGAGGGTGTTGATCACACCGAGGCACCTAGTGCTGGTGGTATGACATCTTATATGGATATTCTCAGCAAGATGAATACTAAGTGAATTTAACATTAATTTAAACTTTTAACTTTTAGGTAAATCCAATGTTCCAATCTGAGCATCTGGTAGAAAAGTGGAAGCCCCTTCTGGATCATGACGGTGGTATCACCGACAATCACAGAAGATCTGTAACCGCAATTCTGCTCGAAAACCAAGAAAAATTCCTCAAAGAGGAAGCAGCGTTCTCGTCAGGCACGTCCCTGATGGAAACCCCATCAATCAACACCAACAGCAGCACCACAGCTGCCGGTTTTAGCGCAGACGCTGCCGCCACTGGTCCTGTTGCTGGTTTCGACCCCGTTCTGATCTCCTTGATCAGACGCGCAATGCCTAACTTGGTCGCATATGACCTTGCAGGCGTTCAACCGATGAACGGTCCTACTGGACTGATCTTCGCAATGCGCTCCCGCTACGCCGCTCCTGGCACCCCAGGAATGAGTGGTAAGGAAGCATTCTATGACGAAGCTGATACCGCATTCTCCGGTCAGAATCATGGCTTCGGTAACCAAGACTACTTCTCTGACGTAGCCGCCGGTTTCGGTACTACTTCACAGTCTGGACCCAACCCTTCTGCTCTTAACCCTGTATCTGCCGGTTCTTCCGCTAGTTACAACGTTGGTCAGGGCATGGGCACCGCCGATGCAGAAGCACTTAACACCAAGGCTGGTGCTGAGGCTTTCAACGAAATGGCATTCTCGATCGAGAAAGTCACCGTAACCGCCAAGTCACGTGCTCTGAAAGCAGAGTATTCCTTGGAACTGGCACAAGACCTTAAAGCAATTCATGGTCTTAACGCCGAGGCTGAACTCGCCAACATTCTCTCCACAGAGATTCTTGCTGAGATCAACCGTGAAGTCATCCGCTCGATCTACAAGGTCGCAGAAGTGGGTGCAACCGTCAACACCGCAACCGCTGGTGAGTTCAACCTTGATGTTGACTCCAATGGTCGTTGGTCTGTTGAGAAGTTCAAGGGTCTTCTCTTCCAAATCGAGCGTGATGCTAACGCAATCGCACAAAGAACTCGTCGCGGAAAGGGCAACATCATCATGACCAGTGCCGACGTTGCGTCTGCTCTGACCATGGCTGGTGTGCTTGATTACACCCCTGCGCTCAACGCAAACCTCAACGTTGATGATACCGGCAACACCTTTGCTGGCACCATCAATGGTAAGTATAGAGTCTACATTGACCCCTATGCTGCTAACGTTGCTGCTAACCAGTATTACGTCGTAGGTTACAAGGGTTCTTCCCCTTATGACGCTGGTCTGTTCTACTGTCCTTACGTTCCTCTCCAAATGGTTCGCGCCGTTGGTGAGAACTCCTTCCAGCCCAAGATTGGCTTCAAGACCCGTTATGGTCTCGTTGCTAACCCATTCGCTGAGGGAACAAACCAGGGTCTCGGTAACCTTAATCCTTCTGCTAACCGCTACTATCGTCGCGTCAAGGTCACGAACCTGATGTGATATATACTTCCGTGTGAAGGAAGTGCAAGAGGGGGTCTTCGGACCCCCTTTTTTTGTCTAAATAAGTTGTATGAATGAATGATATGCTATCGACTGCTTATCGCCTTCGGCTAGAATCAATCTGTGAAAAAATTATTAGTGATGAAGATGTTAGTTTGGATGATATGATTTGGGCAAACAAACTAGCAAAAGCAAATACAACTGCCAATGAGATGATAAAAATGGCAAGACGCCAAGCATCTCAAAGTATCGAAGAAGGTAGTGCAGATGATTTTCTGAATAGGATGGGATTAGGTGATCCCGACCCATCCAATCATAAAACGGGATTTAGTAGTGCTGATGATATAGCGGATTGGTTTACACACGAAAAAACAGATGATTGGAGACAAAGAGATTAATGGCACGTTCCATCTATGATAAACAGATTGAGAATAGAAACTACTTATCACCAACTGGATTTAATTTTACAATCCAACGTTGTCCAAAGGTAAGTTTCTTTTCCAACTCTGCACAAATTCCAGGTATTGATCTTGGTGTTGCTATACAACCCAATTATCTAAATGATATTCCAAGACCAGGAGATAAATTAAATTTCTCTGATTTTACTCTTAGATTTTTGATTGATGAAGATCTAAAAAATTACATGCAGATTCAAAACTGGATGAGAGGTCTTGGATTTCCAGAGAGTCTTCAAGAAATTTATAACGAAGGTTCACGAGCAAGAGAATTATATAAGGGAGAGTTTAGTGGAGAAGAACTTTTTTACTCTGATGCAACGTTAGAAGTTCTTAACAGCACATTGAATCCTCAGTTTCTAGTTAAGTTTAGTGGAATGTTTCCAACATCCTTGACAACTCTTGACTTTGATGCTACCCCGACTGACGTTGACTACTTTACAGCAGAGGTCACTTTCAAGTATACTGTCTATAATATCACTGACTTAGCTGGCAATCCTTTATGAATTTAGAAACTATACAATGCATGTGGGAAAAAGACTCACAACTTGATAAAGATAACTTACACGATGAATCTTTGAAAATTCCTTCTCTTCATGCGAAGTATCATGAGTTGTTTAACAACACTCTTTTATTGATGAAGAAGGCAGAGCAACAGAGAAAAAATATTCGTCACGAACGGTATGAATACTTTTCTGGAAAGTCAGACCCTGAGGTCTATGTAGAGAATCCCTTTCCAAAAAAGATACGTGACAAAGATACGATGCAAAAATATATGGATGCTGATGAAAAATTAAGTCAGATCAATCTCAAAATTGACTACTATGAAACTCAACTAAATTATATTGAGAGCATTCTTAAACAGATAAACAATAGAACTTACCAAATTAAGAATGCGATTGAATGGCAAAAATTCATCGCTGGTTATGGTTGAACTTAGTATTGAAAAAAAGAACGAAGTATTTTTAAGAATACAAGCAGATCCTCATGTATATCAGGAACTCTCTGATGAGTTTACTTTTGAGGTTCCTGGTGCAAAATTCATGCCACAATACAGGAACAAGTATTGGGATGGAAAAATTCGTTTATTCTCTACGGCAACAGGAGAAATCTACGTTGGATTGTTAGACAAACTTATATCATTTTGCAAACGCTACGGATATGAATATAAGTTTGTTGATAATAAATTTTTTGGTACACCCTTTGAAGTGAATGAGACTATCTCATATGAGGGTGTAAAAGATTATATCA